GGCAGGGTTGCCACGAACGGTGCGGTGACGGGTCGCATGACCCACTCCAAGCCGAACATGGCCCAGGTGCCAGGCATCTACGACAAGAAGAGCGGCGAGAAGCTGCCCTACGGCTACGAGTGCCGTGAGTGCTGGACCGTTGGCAAGGGCAAGAAGCTCGTCGGCTGTGACGCGGATGCGTTGGAGCTGCGGGACCTCGCCGGCTACATGGCTGCCTACGACGGCGGCGCGTACATCAAGACCGTTCTCGAAGGCAACAAGGCCCTCGGCACCGACATGCACACCATCAACGCGAAAGCGCTGGGGTGCAGCAGAGACGTCGCCAAGGTCTGGTTCTACGCCTTCATCTACGGTTCGGGCGACGAGAACCTGGGCAACATCCTCGGCATCACGTCCTCCAAGGCCAAGGCTATCGCAGCCGGCAAGCTGTCACGTCAGAAGTTCCTCGCGGCGCTTCCGGCTCTCGGCAAGCTGTCGGAGGCAGTCCAGCGCAAGGCCAAGACCCAAGGCTGGATCAAGGGGCTCGACGGTCGCATCCTCATGGTGCGCTCGGCACACGCTTCACTGAACACGCTCCTGCAGTCCGCTGGTGCCATCCAGATGAAGCGCGCTCTGGTGATCCTCGACAACAACCTTCAAGCGCTCGGGCTGGTCCCCGGCGTCAACTATGAGTTCGTCGTGAATGTCCACGATGAGTGGCAGATCGAGGTCGATGAAGACAAAGCAGAGCTGGTGGGGAAGGAAGCGCAAGACGCAATCCGACTTGCTGGCGAGTACTACAAGTTCCGCTGCCCTCTCGCCGGTAACTCCGTCGTGGGAGCGAACTGGGCCGAGACACACTAAGGCCCCTCAGAACGCACCGGGTTTCGTCTACATCATGGCGAACCCGGCGTGGCCTGGGCGAAGCAAAGCAGGCTTCGCGAAGGACCTTAAGAACCGCATCCGTCAGGCCAACACCAACGATCCTGACCGGGCCTACTACTTCCATGAAACGAGGAGATTTGATGATCGGAAACAAGCTGAAGCAGTTCTTCACGAGCTGCTGGCTGGCTATCGCATCGCCGGCACCGAGTGGTTCGAGCTACATCCAGACGATGCAGCCGGTATGCTACGGGGGCTCCATCGCAGGACAGCTCAAGTGGGCCGACCGGAAGGCGATGACGGAAGCGCTGACTGACAAGTACGGCATCAGGGAAATCGACTGATGCTCGTCTGGGTCCTCATAGGCCGCACCGAAAGCGGCGACCCCATCGGCCCGCATGTTTGGCCCTACGATCCACCGCAAGCCAAGGTCGATGCCCTCCTCAAGGACACCTACGAGGAGGAGTGGGAATACATGGACGGCCAACTCAACTACCGCATCGAACAAACAAGGATCATTGATTGAGAACACTGCTGATCGACGGGGACATCCTCGTCGTTTCAACTGGAGCTGCCCTTGAGGTCGAGACCGACTGGGGCGACGATGAGTGGACCCTGACTTGCGACGTCAAGGAAGTTAAGGACACCATCCTCCAAACCATCCGCCGCCTCGAAAGGGACCTCGACGCCGACGCTTCGGTGATCACCCTGTCGAAGGGCACGACCTTCCGCCACGACCTCTATCCCGGCTACAAGAAGGGCCGCTCACGCAAGCCTGTCGGGACCAATGAGGTCAAGCGATGGCTGATCGAAGAGCATGGCGCGAAATACAAGCCAGGGATCGAGGCCGACGATGTCATGGGCATCCTCGCGACCAACCCTCGGCTGATCAAAGGCGAGAAGGTCATCGTGTCCCAGGACAAGGACATGCTGACGATCCCCGGCCTGATTTACCGCAACGGTGAGATCGTCAAGGTGACCCCGGCTGAGGCAGAGATCAACTTCCTCACGCAGGCCCTGACCGGTGACGTTACGGACGGCTACCCCGGCTGCCCAGGCATGGGTCCGGTGACCGCCAAGGACGTGCTGACCCGCAGCATCGGCTGGGAGCAGTACGAACACACCATCGAGCGCGGCAAGCGCAAGGGTGAGACCGAGACCCGCTGGAATGAGATCGCGGTGCCCACCCTGTGGGACGTCGTGGTTCACCAGTACCTCCGCGCCGGCCTCACCGAGGAAGACGCGCTCCTGCAGGCTCGACTGGCCCGCATCCTCCACAATGACGACTATGACCACGCAAAGAAGGAACCCATTCTGTGGACGCCACGATGAGGGACTGTGCCTGCAAAGGCCCAGGCTACGTCTGCAACAAGAAGTGCAACCTCGCTCCCAAAGACGTGGCCCCAGTGGTCAAGTCTGACGGGGGCGCTTCGTCGTACTATCTGATCCCCGAGGGGGCCAAGGAACTCATGGACCTGATCGAGCATCGGAACATGGGGTTCAGCATCGGGAACATCTTCAAGGCCTGCTATCGGCTTGGCTCAAAGGATGGCACGACGCGCGCCTATGATCTCCGAAAGATCATCTACTTCGCTCAACGAGAGCTGGCTCTCCTCGGGTGAATAACCCACCCACTAGCACTACGGAGGGGTTTCTTGCTCCTCCGGCAGTCACGCGGGAATTGTTGGCGTACCTGAGACAGGTATTCCCCGACAAACTCCCTGCCTTAGAGATTTCCGACCGTGAGCTTGGGGCTTTGATCGGACAACAGCGAGTGATCACTCACGTCGCTTCCATGCTCCTCAATCAGGAAGAAGACCTCCTCACCAATGTGCTCAAAGCCAAAGATTGAGAAGGCCGACCCTGTCGCGCCTCCTCCCCCGGCCATCGATAAGCCTATGGCCCCGGTTCTGAACGAAACCTCCCGCACGTCCAATCAGGATGCCGAGACGGCAAACGCTTCACGCCGGGGCCGAAAGGCTCTCACCATTCCGCTTGCTTCTCCGGGAGCGACTGGCATCAACATCCCCCGGTAATCCACCTTGGCCGACATCGTGGTTATCACGGCGAAGGCTCTCTACGCGCAGCTCGCAACCGACAGAGATGCATATCTCAAGCGGGCACGGCGCGCAGCAGAACTCACGGTCCCCTACCTGTTCCCCAAAGAGGGCACTTCAGGGTCCGCTGATTTCACAGAGCCTAACCAAGGTCTAGGCGCTCGTGGCGTCAGGTTCCTCGCTTCCAAGCTGAGCATGAGCCTGTTCCCCATCAACGCGCCTTTCTTCAAATACGAAATCGACGACATCGCCCTCCAAGACCTGACCAAGGCCACGGACAAGCGCGGCGAGATCGAGAAGGCCCTCAGCGCCCGCGAACGTGCCGTCATCAGCGAGATGAACGGTTCCATGTTCAGGCCCGTAGCCTTCGAAGCGTGCCGCCAATTGGTGGTCGCCGGCAACTACATGATCTTCATCCCGAAGAAGGGTAAGCCTCGCGGCTTCCGCCTCAGCTCCTACGTGGTCAATCGTGACCCGTCTGGCAATGTCCTCGACATCGTCATCAAGGAAGAGGTCGCCCGCGTTGCACTCTCCCCGGAGATCAAGGCCAAGATCGCTTCAGCCACAGCCGAGGCCCCTCGTGAGGCCAAGGTCGAGGTCTACACCAAGATCACGCTGGACGACGCCTCGAACCAATACCTCGTCACCCAAGAGATCGACGATGTCGAGATCGATGGCGAGTACTCTGGCTCCTACCCTGCCGACAAGCTGCCCTGGCTGCCTCTGCGTTTCACCTATGTGGAAGGCGAGGACTACGGTCGCGGCTTCGTTGACGAGTACATTGGCGACCTCAACTCCCTCGACGTCCTGACCGCAGCTCTGCGTGACGGCACCGTCCAAGGCGCAAAGGTCGTCTGGATCGTCTCCCCCAACTCGACCATCCGCGTCGAGAAGCTTGCAAAGGCTGAGAATGGTGGGTTCGTCCAGGGCGACATCAACGCCATCATGCCCCTCAGGCTCGACAAACAGAACGACTTCGCGGTGGCCGAAAGGTTCATCCAGCAGCTCACTGAGCGGCTCTCGTTCGCGTTCCTGCTCAACACCTCCGTCCAGCGGAAGGGTGAGCGCGTCACTGCCGAGGAAATCCGGTACATGGCCGGCGAACTCGATCAAGGCCTCGGTGGTGTCTACTCGCTGCTGGCCGAAGAGTTCCAGATGCCCGTCGCAAAGCTGTACGAAATCCGCATGGAGTTCGTCCGCAAGGTTCCTCCGCTTCCCAAGGAGATCACCTCGACGACCATCGTCACAGGCCTCGACGCCCTTGGCCGTGGCAACGATCTGGCCAACCTCGACGGCTTCATTGCCGGTGCTGCCCAAGTCGGCGGCCCTGAGGCAATTGGCCGATACGTCAATCTCGGTGAGTACTTCAAGCGCCGTGGAGCTGCCCTTGGCATCGACATGGGCGGGCTCATCCGTACCGACGAAGAAATCCAAGCTGCCGACCAGCAGGCCCAACAGATGGCCATGGTCCAGCAACTTGGTCCTCAGGCAATCGCTCAGATGGGCGGTATGGCCAAAGAGGGCATGAAACAACAACCCCAAGCCACGACAGGAGAACAGAATGGCTGATGAAGTGATTGAAGGTGCGGTCGGCCCAAGTGAGCCGGCCCCCACAACCAAAGGCGCGAACGGCCCCGCTGGCCCGACGTCCGCCAAGGGCAAGCCCAAAGAGGCCAAACGCCCAGCCAACCATGAGCTGCTCCTGAGCGGCAACGTGCTGGTGACGCATTGACGGTCGAAACCATCCAGGTTCAGGCCGCTCAGCCCACTGCTGAGGAAAGCGCTGCGGCACTGGCGGCTGCGGCTGCGGCTGCACCGACGAACGAAGCTGAGGCCCGCGCCAAGATCGAAGCTGAGAAGGCCGCTACGGCTGCCCCGGCTCGTCCCGAATGGCTTGATCCGAAGTTCCAGTCTCCCGAGGACATGGCGAAAGCCTATGCCGAACTGGAGAAGAAGCTAGGCGCTCCGAAGGAAGAGCCCAAGCCGGAAGCCGAGAAGACCGCCGAGCAGATCGCCAAGGAAGCCGCCGACAAGGCCGCTGCTGAAGCTGCCCCTAAGAAGGCCTCTGAGGTTGTCGCTGACCTGAACACCAAGTTCCTCGCTCAGGACGGCAAGCTGACTGACGCCGACTACGCCGCAGCCGAGGCCATTGGTCACGACCGCGCAACTGTCGACGCCTTCATCGCCGGCCAGCAGGCTCTCGCTGAGGTCGCAACGCAGCGCATCACTGGTGCTGCCGGTGGCAAGGAAAGCATGGACCGCATGTTCGCATGGGCGTCCACCTCCATCACGGCAGCCGAGATCGAGACCTTCAACAAGGCATTCGAAGGTGCTGACGTGAACGCCGCTGTGGTCGCCATGGAACAGCTCAAGGGCAAGTACGAAGCGGCGAACGGGAAAGACCCGACGCTGATCGCTGGCAAGCCCTCGGGTGCGTCCGTGGATAGCTTCACGAGCTGGGCTGAAGTCCAGACCGCGATGTCCGACGAGCGCTACGCTAGGGACCACGCATACCGGACCAAGATCGAGCAGAAGCTCGCCCGGTCCAACAACATCCGCTAACTGGAATAGAACCCCCCACGCCTCTCGAAGAAGCGCACCCTGGGGGGTCTTTCCCACAAGGAAACTATGGCCTACTCATTAGGCGCGACTTCGCTCGCCCATTTGCAGGGCGTCCATCCTGACCTCGTCAAGGTGGTCAAGCGCGCCATTGAAATCACCACCCAAGACTTCACGGTAGGAGAAGGTCTCCGCTCAAAGGCGCAACAGGCCAAGAACGTGGCAAAGGGCGTCTCGACCACCATGCGCTCCCGTCACCTCGACGGCCATGCAATCGACCTTCTGCCCATCGTGAACGGCAAGCCGTCTTACGACTGGAAGTTCTACTACCCCCTCGCGGCGGCCATGAAGCAGGCCTCGAAGGACGTTGGCGTTCCCATCGAATGGGGCGGCGACTGGAAGACCTTCAAGGACGGTCCCCATTTCCAACTTCCGTGGGCCTCTTACCCGCGATGAAAAAGTCGAGCAGGCGTACCTCCAAGATGTTCCTGCTCGGCAACACCGGGCTGGCTTGGGGGCTCGCTTTCTATTCCCTCTACACCAACCAAGGGACAGCCGCAGTGGCATCCTCGCTGGCCCTGATCGGCTCCCTCTACGGGGCTTATGTCGGTGTCGGCCACATGGATTACCGGCGCTTCCTCAACTTCTTCAACGGACAGGAGACAGGCCTATCATACCCAGGGTCTATGCCTACCTCGCCGGATTGCTTGCCGTCCTCGCCCTC